AATTATTTTTTTCTTTTTTTGATAATTTGATGAATGGGTCTAAAAAACTTACGTAACCATTTTCACCCCCAGGGATTGCGTACATAATCCCATCATCAAACATCATTTTTAAAACGTTTTTATAATCACGTCCTTCAGGGTTTAAAGGTAAATTTATAAGATTTAAAACTTCTTCTCTAGCCTCATCGGTTAGAAGTGGTTGATGTAAATCAATTATAATTTTATTTATCTCATAAACATTACCTTTGTGTGTCCCTTTAGTTTTACCTTCGATAATTGAATCGAATACTTTTAATTGTTTTTCTTCTTTTAAAACTTTAGACTTTTCAATAATTTCTTCCAAAGTCATTTTTCTATCTTTTATTTCAGGAAAATGTGTAATAAGAGTATTTTCAGTCACACCATCAATACCTTTTATATTATCAGTGGAACAACCTTCAATAATCTTAACTAAACCAGCATTTTCATAGTAATGTTGAAAGTACCATGAATAGTTACCAATACCAACTAAAACTTTTTTATCAGCTAGGTATAAAGTAACATCTTCAGAAATAAGTTGACATAAGTCCCTGTCATTAGTGTATATAATAACTTCTTCACTCTTTCTTTTGTTCAAAGCATAGAATGAAAGTAAATCATCTGATTCACAATCAGGGTGTTCGTATTGTCTTAGGAATAAGTCTTCAGCGTAAGCTTTAACTTTTAATTTTTGGATTTCGTAGTTTTCGTCGAAAAACTTTGGTCGATTACCTTTATAGTCAGGATAATAATCAAGTCTTAAATAACCACCTCTTTCACCATCCCACATAACAACAACTTTATCAACCGATAATTCAACGATAAGTTTTCTTAATGTAGTGTAAAATTGGAAGATTCCTCCGATATGAACTTCTTTGTAGAAAACGTTCTTAGCTCCGTTGTAAGAGCGTTTCATAAGAACGTTTCCATCAATAAGAAGTGTTTTGGTTTTTTCTTTTTTCCTAGTTACCTTCAGGCCCGTCATTACCCATAAAGTTAAAGGGTTTAACAATCTTTTTTTCTTCTTGATTTTCAGGTTCTAATATACCTATTTGAATTAGAAAATTAATATATTCATTACTTACGGTTTCTCCATTTAAGTATCTTTCAACACCTGATTGTATCAGATAAAAACAACTCATTTGGGATTCCATAGTGGTTCCGTGTAATGCCTCTTTATTTAATTCTACTAATCTATTATAGTTTACTCTCATATTATTCTAATCCTTCTAAATCAATATCTGTTTGTGAACCTTCTAAAGCGAAGTCTTCACCTTCTTTAACTTCTAAACCGTTTTTAATAAACATGTCGGTCCAAAATTCAGAATATTCTTTTTTGTAAGCCTCTTCAGCTTCTTTTGTGTCTTCAATAAAACCGTGTGGTGTTACAATTACCTTACCATCTTCGTAACCGATACCGTTTACGTGGTTTTTAAGAATAGAGATTTTAGTACGAGTAGCGAACTTAATCTTTCTACCGTTCTTGGTTGCCATAATCTTATTTGTTCCAGCACCTTTTTGATTACCGTAAAGGAAAATCAAAGTACTGTTAAGATAAATAGCCTCACCACCTTTCATCTTAATTTTTGGTTGACCCATTGGAGAGTCAGGTAATTCAACCCAAGGTTGATTAACGAAGACAATAGTATTTGTATACTTACTTGTTTCTTTTCTTGAGGATGTAATTCTACCATTCAATCCCATACCGATTTTATCGGCTAATACAGATGCGTTATGCATCTTACCACCCTTACCATCAAAGGTCATTTTACAAGGGATAGAACCAACAGAATCCCAAAAGAATACAATGTCATAAGGGATATCACCTTTTGCTTGTGCATCCAATACTTCATTAATATAATCTGTGATTTGTTCTATATAATCAAAATCATCACGGAAAAGGAAGAATCCGTCCCACTCACCTGGGTTAGCCTCTTTAGCGTCTAATCCCATTAATTGAGCGTGACCAAAACTCCATTTCTTCTCGGTGATAATAAAGATTGGTAGAATACCATTTTGTTGACACCAAATAGCAGATTTTAATAAACCTGTTGTTTTTCCAGTGTCGGAATGTCCCAAGAAAACATTTAAATGTCCAAGAGCAGGACCAGGAACACCTGTTGCTTTTTGGAAGGCCTCGCCCAAGTCGATAAATTTGTCAGCTTTGTATTTAGTTTTTGTACTAAACTTATCCTTCAAACTATCAAGTGAGAATTCTTTTTTACCTATTGCTTTCTTTGTTGTAGACATAATTTTTTAAATTAAAATGGCATTTCATCATCATCGTCAGCCTCATCTTCAACAGCTGGGGCTTTATATTTAGCACTTGTAGTACTAGTTTCTTTCTTTACAGTTTCTTCACCTTTAGCAACAAACTTTTCTAATTTCTTATCCCAAACAGGATTTTCACCGTTAGCAATAATTTCAAGATACTCAACAGGGGATGCTTTGTAAATTTCTTTCCAAGACATTGTGTCTTTCACCCAAGCTTTAGCTTTTTCTTTGTTCTCTGTTAACATTGAAGGGTCTTCTGCCATAATAGAAGTAATCTTGGTGTTGTTTTTGTCACCACGACCTAACATTAATGTAAGGTCACGACCTTCTCTACCATCTGCAAGATTTCCTTTTTTAGTAAACAAAGGAATCATTTTATCTAACTCACCTTCACCTTTGTAATTGTGACGGAAACGCCAGATTTTAACACCGTCTTCTTCTTTAGAACGGTCAATTACACGAACAAGATAAAACTTACCTGCCTTATAGGTCTTAGCGATTTTTTTATCTTCTTCACTACCTGTTGCTTTTAAAGCTTTTTCAACTTCACACAACGGACAGGTATCTCCATCATTGTGTTCTCTGCAATAGAGTTTTCTCCATTGTCCATTAACCTGCATTACGTGGAAATATCCTTCTTCAAAAGGTGATGCACCTTCTTTAGTCGGCATTAAACGAATGGTTACTTCACCATTCTTTTCTCCATCTTCTAAACGTGGGTTAAAGTACTTTGAGAAATCTTTTTCTTCGAAAGATTTTCCTCCACCAGAGTTTTTGTTTTTTTCATACTGGGACATTATTGCATCCAATACATTACTCATAATACTTAGTTTTTAAATTGTTTAACATTTATTTAATACGCAGTACAAATATTTTGTATACGTAGGTTAATGATAAGTTATAAATGTGAATTTGTAAAGCACAAAAAAAGGGGAAAGTTTCCCCCTTTCTATTTACTTTTTGAAAACAAAAACGGAAGATTTTTATTTTACAAAATGAACAGGTTGTGTTTGTAGTAAATCATTGTACTTTTCCCTAAGTTCAACAATTCTTTTCATTTCTTTAGATTGGTTTTGTGGTATTTTTTCTTTTAAAATATTCGATATTTTTTTAGGAATCTCATCTAAACTATGTTTTAAAAAATCTAAGTTTGGTATTTTTGGAAGTGGGTACGCACCGTTTAACGGTTCATTTAAAAAGTAACGCCACATACTTGTGGATGTACCACCTGGTCCTTGATACAATATATCACGAATTTCATTCCTCGTTCTTTGTATTATATGGTACCATTTTGGTGTTGTAGACTCAGTTGGTTTGTCTTCTGTATGTTCTGGTTTTTGATATTCTTCTTCTTCTTTATATGTTTTTACACTGGTTGGGGTATGTTTTACACGTAAACAAGCTGACTCACCGATTTCTTTATCGTGTGAAGTTATTTTATCACTTGATTTAAGTAATTTATTGTATTCGTCACATTCTTTTTTATACTCTAAATATTCTAAATACGCTTGTTTTTTAATAGATTCTGAACCGTGTCTTCTAACATTATCGTTGTACATTCTATTTGCTCTTTCAGTCGCGTCTCTAACTATTGGCGCGTTTAATAATGAAGAACGTATGTCACTAAGTAGACCAAGATGTGTTACATCACCATTATCAAAAATGTTTTTTATTATACTAGTTAAAACCTCTTCTAATTCCTCTAATTCGTTATAAATTTTTTTACCTAAAAATTTTAACTCTTTTTCTACTTTTATAACTTCCTTTTCCCAATCCAACCATTCTTGGTTTGTTGTAGTATAACCCATTCTTTGATCAAAAGTTGGGCTTTCTTTAAGTAATCTTTTAACTATTTTAGTTAAATCTTTTTCTGTTAACCTAATTACTTTCATTTTATAGATTGTCTTTTTAGTTCTAGTACGTCTTTAACCATTATGTATTTATCTTTTTGTAATTCACCGGATACTGAAACATTTTTACCATTAAAAGGTTTAAAAAAAGAATCATTAATGGATAAGAACCCTTTTCTGTATAATATATATGTCCCATTTTCAGTTTGTAAATAAGCCTGCATACCTTCAGATTTACTACCAACATTCTCAAGTTTAATAAACAATTTACCATTAAAATATTTTTTATTGTTTACTGAATCACCTGATTGTTTTAACTCGTCTTGTTTAGTACCACATTCATCACAAAAAGTGTCATTAATATCTAATTTATTACCACACTCACCACAATATTTATGTTCATTTTCAGTTAAAACTTTTTTTTTAGATTTAGATTCGGGAACAAAAGATTTTTTTATATCAACAGTACTGAAATCTTTA